GGAAGCAACACACCGCCGCGAAACGCAGACGTTTGTCCACGCTGGCTGTGTGCCGCACGGTGCGCCCCGCGATCCCCTTCCCCGATACGGGCCCTACCGCCTGACGACTCCCCTGGGGAGGTGGCCCTGTGACACGAGGCCCGGTTCCGCTTGGCACCGTGAAGACGGTTCCCATCGGCGAGGTCCGCCCGTCCGCCGACAACCCGCGGAAGATTCCGCAGTCCGCGGTCGACATCGTCGCGAAGTCGATCGCCGAGTTCGGCTGGCAGCAACCGTTGGTCGTAGACGCTGGCTCAGTCGTGATCGCCGGGCATACCCGGCTGCTCGCCGCGAAGCAACTTCAGCTCGCCACAGTCCCGATCGTGATCGCCGACCATCTCACCGAGGCCCAGGTCCGCGCCTACCGGATCGCCGATAACCGGACCGGGGACTTCACGTCCTGGGATTTCCCGCAGCTCGCGATCCAGCTTCAGGATCTTGCCGAGGACTTCTCCGAGGTGCTCGCGCTCGCCGACTGGCAGTCCATCGTCGCCGACCTTGATGCTGCGACCGCAGCCGCGTCCGAGCCGGGTGGGCTTGACGATGACGACGCGGTCATCTCGTATCTCTCGGCCGAGTTCACTATCACCGTGGTCTGCGACTCCGCCGACGCGGTCCGTACCCTCTCCGCCGCGATTATCGATATGCCCGGTGTGACGGATGTTCGTAACAAGCTCTGAGCAGCGCGCCGGGCTCTTGGTCGCGATCATCACCGGTGGTCGGCCGAAGCTCGATCAGCGCCCGTCTGCCCGCTGGGTCGACAATCTCCGCGCGGCCGGGGTCCGCGACGTGGTCTGGGTCGTCTCCGAACGCGATGCCCCCGGCTACGAGCCTGATGGTGCCGACCTTGCCGTGTACCCCCAGGACTGGGCCTACGACTATGCCCGCGAGCACTGGATGAATCTCGACCCGCCGGACCCGGACGGGTTTCTCGGCGCATTCCCGGGCCGGGAGTGGGCCTGCCGCGAGGCCGACCGCCGCGGGTGCTGGGGGGTCCTTCAGCTCGACGACAACATCTTCCGGCTCACGTTCCGCCGCGGCTGCGGACAGACCCGGCTCATCGTCCGCAAGTACGGCGGCATGGGGCTGTTCGCCGATCTGCTCGCTGCAGGGGCTCTCGCCACGAATGCCCGCACCTGCGGGGCGCAGCTCGAAGGCGTCAACTCGGCCCGGTCGGAGTCGACTCGGATCATCCGGCCCGGGTTTCCCTACTCCTGCTTCGTCGAGAAGGTCGGCCCCGGCCGGGAGCCCTGGTACGGGCCGTTCGAGGACGACATCACGCATTCCTTCCAGTACGGGGACCGGTCTGATGGGGCTACCGCCGCCGTCATGCCGATGCTGCGGTACACGAAGGAGTCGAAGTCGAAGACGGGCATGCGGGGCAACTACGACTCGACCCGCGCCGTGCAGCTCCAGCGGATGGTCCCGCAGGGCGCCAAGATCATGGTCAAGAAGACATTCAGCAACGGCCGCGGCGGTCCCCGGGTCTTCCACCAGATGTCCCCCGGCGCAATCCGGAACCCGGTGCGCATTCAGGATCAGGACCTCTACCAGTCCGTGCGTGCCCGGCTTGAAGTGCTCACCAAGGAATGGTTCGCCGCCGAACTGCACGCCAACCGCGTCAAGGTGATGACCCGGCTCGCTAAGGGGGTCTAGATGCCGCGCCCTACCGGCCGGCCCCCGAAGCCGCTCGAAGAGAAGATCCGCACCGGGAACCCCGGGAAGCGTCCACTGCCGGAACGCGCGAACCTCACCGTGCTCCCTGCCGCCGCCGCACTCCCGGAGCCGTCCCGGCCTCTGGCCCGCCCCGGCCGGGAACTGTGGGATCGGATCTGGTCGGCCGGCGCCACCTGGATCGCCGAGCAGGTCGATGCCGAACACATCCTCATCCTCTGCGAGCAGGCCGACGAACGCGCCAAGCTCCGCGGGGAGGTCATCAAGTCAGGGGAGTGGCGGGAACGCGCTGCGCTCCGCGCCCTGGATGCGCAGATCCTCACCGGGCTTGCCCTGCTCGGTTTCAACCCGGTCGACAGATCACGCCTCGGCGTGGCGGAGGTGAAACGTGCCTCCGCAGTCGAAGGGTTCCTCGCCGCGCGGCAGGCGCGTAACCAGCGTTGACGGCTGGCCCCCACGCTGGCTCACCCCGGTCCCGGTCGCCGAGGTTCGCCGCGGCGACGGGGAGGAGGTCGTCGAGTTCGTCGAGGCCGTCTGCCGGGTCACGAAGGACTCGATCGCCGCCCCCGTCGGGTCGCTGCTGGTGCTGCGCCCGTGGCAGCAGAACCTCATCAAGCACCTCTATGCCCGCCGCCGGGACGGCCGCTGGAAGCACCGGCAGGGTCTCGTCGGGGTGGCGAGGAAGAACGCCAAGTCGACGCTCGGCGCCGGCCTCGGCCTCCACGGGCTGATCATGGGGCCGGACGGGAGCGAGGTGTACTCCTGCGCCGCCGACAAGGAGCAGGCCCGGATCGTGCACGGCACCGCGAAGCGGATGGTCGAGCTGGACCCGGAACTCCCCGGGCTGATCAAGGTTTATAAGGATGCGTTGGCGTTCCCGAAGACCGGCTCCGTGTACCGGGTCCTCTCCTCGGAGGCGTTCACCAAGGAAGGGTTGAACCCCAACCTCGTCCTCTTCGACGAGGTCCATGCGCAGCCGAACCGTGAGCTGTGGGACGTTATGGCGCTCGCGTCCGGGGCCCGCCGCGAGGCGCTGATGGTGGGCATCACCACCGCCGGGGTGCGCTCCGACTCCTCCGGGCAGGACTCCCTTTGCTACGGCCTGTACCAGTACGGGAAGCGGGTCGCCGCTAAGGAGATCACCGACCCGTCGTTCTTCATGGCCTGGTGGGAGCCGAAGGACCCGGAGTCGGATCACCGGCTGGTCTCCACCTGGAAGGAAGCCAACCCCGGCTATGACGACCTCGTCGCCGCCGAGGACTTCGCCTCCTCGATCCGCCGCACTCCCGAGCCGGAGTTCCGGACGAAGCGCTGCAACCAGTGGGTGACCTCCGCGATCTCGTGGCTGCCCTTCGGCACTTGGGCTACCTGCACGGACACGCAGCCGATCCCCGACCTGGCGGACGTCGTCCTCGGCTTCGACGGCTCGTTCAGCAACGACTCGACCGCGCTGGTCGCGGTGCAGCTCGGGGAGGTCCCGCACGTCGACGTGGTCGCCTGCTGGGAGAAACCCCCCGGGGATGACACTAGCTGGCGGGTCCCGATCATCGACGTCGAGGACGAGATCCGGAAAGCCTGCCGCCGGTTCTCGGTCAAGGAGATCGTGTGCGACCCGTTCCGGTGGGCGCGCACCTACCAGGCTCTGGAGGCGGAGAACCTGCCAATGGTGGAGTTCCCGCAGACACCGACCCGGATGGTGCCGGCCACGGCCCGCTTCTACGAGGCGGTCCTGAACGGGGGGCTCACCCACTCGGGGGATCCGCGGCTGGCCCGGCACATGGACAACGCCACGTTGAAGGTCGACTCCCGCGGGGCGCGGCTCGCGAAGGATGCCCGCAACTCGCCCCGCAAGATTGACCTGGCAGTGGCCGCGGTGATGGCATTCGACCGGGCCTCAGCCCCGATGACCGACGGTCCGGAGCCGTTCGCGTTCTACGACTGACCGTGGACACGGAGAGGCCCCGCCACCCGGAGGTGACGGGGCCCCGGTCGGTCAGCTCGGTCACCGAGCGGTACGCCACTCGGCGCGCAAGGCAACCAACTGGGCGGCCTTGGCGGTGCACTCATCGCCCCCGTTGCACCACTCGCGGGCAACTGCGTCGGTGTGGCAGCAGAACGTGGTCTTGGCGCGCTGTGCGGCATCTTCGATTTCGCTGCGGCTGCGGGTGCGGGTTGCTGTGGTCATACCTAGACAATACACGCTCATCGCGCGGGATACTAGAGGCAAACACGACGAAAGCCCCGCCACCCGAAGGTAGCGGGGCTCCGGACCGGTTAGACCAGGGCCAGCACCTTCAAGGCGCCCGACTCGATCTCGTCAGCCCGGTCCGCGGAGGACACGGTCTGCGCGTACGAGGTGACGGCGTTCAGCATCCCCCCGGCGGTCATCTGTCCCCCGGCGATGAAGTGACCGAGGATCCCCTCCTGCTCGGCGACGCTGTAGCCCTGCCGCTTCGCGATCAGCTCGATGGTCTTCGGGGCGTCGGTGACCGGCTTCCCGGCCGCCTCGTCGATCTCGGCCAGCTTGCGGGTCAGGTAGTCGGGGGAGAGCCAGCCCGCGACCAGGTCCGTCGTCTTCGCCGTGATCAGTTCGAGGGCCTTCCGCTGGGTGGTCTCGGACCACTCGACGACGCCCGCCTCTAGCCTCGACCCGAGGTGGACGTTCCGCTGCCGGTCCTGGTTGATCGTCATACCGTTGGTGCAGATCTGCGCGACGAGCCGGGGCACGATCGAGAAGGCACCCTGCCCGACCTCGCTGTTGGAGATCCGGAACCCGGCGAACACGATCGGGTCTCCGGTGCCGGTGTGCCCGAGGGTGGGGGCGCCGACCGCGGCCCGTGCCTGCGCGAGCTGCTCCTGGCCGAACGGGTTGCGGTACCCGGCGAACAGGACCGGGGCGAGCGCGGTGACCTGGGGCGCGACGACGTCGACGTACATGTGGGTGTCGGTGAGGCTGGCCCCGGTGACCTCGACGTCCATCCCGGACTGCTTGACCCCGTCCAGGGCGGCCATGAGCACATCGAGGTCGTCCATCACCCCGTAGGTATCCGAGAGTAGGGCGCGGGCGATACCGGACTCTCCGTCGCCGCGGAAGCAGCGGAGCAGGAACGACCGCGGGTCAGGGTCGGCGAGGACAGTGACGCTGCCGAAGGGTCCAGGGCCGACGCGGGTTCGGCCGCGGAGCGCGTCGTTGACGATGGTGTCGTAGATCCACGGCCGGTCGTTACGCATCCGCCGCAGGTACTTCACCGGGATGTCGAGCCGGGCGGCGATGTCCCCGTCGCACGAGCTGGTCGGGGTGTACCGGCCGTCGACGGTGGTGACGCCGTCCTCGGAGAGTTCGACCCCGCCGCCGCGGACGATCAGGTCACCCTTGTCGACGCGAAGGGTGCGGGCCGGGACGACGACGTCGATCTTCCGGGCCTGGCGGTCCCGGAGCATCGGGACGAGGTCGGCGAGGGTGGCGTTACGGGCTGCGATGGTGGTCATGAAGAGGACTCCTTACGGACGGACTCGCGGGCGATGCGGTAGGCGGCGCGAATGCTGTACCCGCTGGCCATGAGCTGATCGGCCAGCCGGACCAGGGCATCCATCTCGGCCTCGGCAGCGATCTTGCGGGCGGTATCGGTGCTCTCGGTTGCGGCCATGCACTGACAATACACGCACCCCTTAGAGCTTGTCTAGCCCTCGCATCCACGACATTCGTGACGAATCGGGGGCGACGTTGACCACGGCTGACATCACCCGGCAGGCCCGCGAGATCCACCCCGGCCGTGTCCTGCTGTCAGCGATTGCCGGGGTGCTGTTCGCCCTCGGCTGGATCATCAGCAAGACGTTCGCGGCGGTGTGGTTCATCGCGATGTGGACGTTCGTCGCGACCCGCGAGGGCTGGCGAGAGGCACGCCGTGAGCCTGGTCGACCGGGTTAACCGCGGCGTCCTCGCGCTCCGCAGCCGAGGCAACGACGACGCCGAGCGGTACAGCCTCGACGACCTCGCCGAGTCGTTCTCCTTCGGCGGCAACGCCTACCCCCTCGGGCTGCAGACCTCGATGGGGTCAGTCGATCAGGAGTCGATCGCCGGCACCTCGAACGGCGCGTTCAAGTCCAACGCGCCCATCTTTGCCCTCGTCCAGGCCCGGATGCAGGCGTTCTCCCAGGTCCGGTTCCAGTGGACCCAGTTCGTTGGTAGCCAACCCGGGGACCTGTTCGGCACCGATGAGCTTCGGGTGTTGGAGCGGCCATGGCCGGGCGGCACCACCGCTGACCTCCTGGCTCGCATGGAGGTCCACGCATCCCTGGCCGGCTGCGCGTTCGTCATCCGGCCGAAGCCGAACCGGTTGTCGGTGCTCCGCCCCGACCAGGTGACGATCATCCTGGGGTCGCAGACCGACGCCGACGACCCGGCCGAGGCACCGGACTGTGAGATCGCCGGGTACATCCACTCCACCCCCCGTGGGCAGTCCACCGCGTACCTCCCCAATGAGGTCGCCTACTACGCGCCCGTCCCCGACCCGGACTACCGCTACTTGGGCATGTCGTGGATTACCCCGGTGATCCGGGAGATGCAGGCCGACGGCCTCGCCACCGAACACAAGGCGCGTTTCTTTCAGAACGCGGCCACGCCTAACCTCGCGATCAAGTTTGACGCGACGGTCAGCATCGAGCAGGTCAAACGGTTCAAGGCACTCCTAGAGACTGAACATCGGGGCGCCTGGAATGCCTGGAAGACCCTGTATCTCGGCGGCGGCGCGGACCCGGTAGTGATCGGCAAGGACTTCCGCGAACTGGACTTCTCGTCCACCCAGGGCCACGGGGAAAGCCGGCTGGCCTCCGCCGCGGGAGTCCCGTCCTCCTGGGTGGGCTTCAGCGAAGGTCTCCAAGGTTCGTCACTCAACGCCGGCAACTTCCAGGCCGCCCGACGCCGTTTCAGCGATGCCACGATCCACTACCTCTGGCAGTCAGCGGCGACGTCGCTAGAGACGCTCGTGCGCCCGCCGAACCCGTACGCGTCGCTGTGGTTCGACTCCCGGGTGCCGTTCATGCGGGAAGACGCCGGAGATCTCGCCGCGATCCAGTCGCAGCAGGCCGCCACCATCGGGTCGTACATCAAGGACGGGTTCATCCCGGACACGGCCGTCAAGGCGGTCATGAACAACGACCCGGGCCTCCTGAAGCACAGCGGTTTGGTCAGCGTGCAGCTCCAGCCGCCGGGGACGAACCTTTCGGCCCCGACCGGGCAGCCAGCGAACGGGCAGGCGCCTGCACCGGCGGCCACGCCGTGACCCGCGCGGTGCGGGACTTCAACCCCAACGAGGCGCGGGACCCGGACGGCAAGTGGACCACCGGCGGCGGGGGGCTCGGCAAGGCGCTGGGCTACCACCCGGCCGGGAAGACCAGTGTGGGCGACTGGTCGCCGGCTGACATCGCCGAGGTCATGTCACACCCCACCGACACCGGCTTCGGTCGCAGCGACGACCGACTTCTCGCTATGTGGCGGAAGCAGGGGTTCACCGGCAAGCCGACGGTGGTGCCCAAGGCCGAGTTCGATGCCCTTCCCGCAGATCATGTCAAGGTATTCCGCGGGCTCCACGGAACGGTCGACGGGAACGACGTCACCTCCGCTAGGACCTACGCAGAGCAGTTCCGCAGCGGTAAGGAGCCATTCCCCGGGCTCGGGATCCACGGGAACGGCACTTATACCACCGACAAGGAGTCCCGGGCGCAGGACTATGCGGCGACCGATGTGAAGGGCAACCCCGGCGCGATGCTGCGGATGGCGCTCCGCCCGAACGCGCGGGTCGCCGAGATGCGCGACATCGAGCACCAGCTCGACAACCTCCCGCCCGACGTCACCGAGGTGATCGCCGATGACCCGGGGAAGCTGGCCACCCTCCTCGGCTATGACGCGATCAAGCGTCGGGACACCGTCATCATCCTCAACCGCTCCGCGGTGATCGTGCAGGAGGCGGGATGACCACTCCTGAACTGTCGGCGCGGGTCGCTGCCGCACTGCACGCGCTCCCCGCGGGCCGGCTTCTTATCCCGGACCGCATCAGGCTCGCGGATCAGGTCGAGGCCGTCTCCTCCTTCG